ACTGACAGCTTCTCGTAGCGGCCGAACTTGGACTGAGGCTTCTCATCGATAGGCTTGGAGTCGGACGGAGTTAGCTTAAGATCAGAGCTGCCGGCTCCGCCTCCGTCATCGCAGAACTCTCCGGTGTCAGGATCATGACAAGGATTGCCGCCGCCGTCACGACCAAGAAGATATTTGAAGTATCCATTACCCTTCTTCAGCAGCAGAGGACCGGGATCGACGCCAAGACGCTTCATGAAGTTGCGTCTCACTTCTCTCTCAAATGCGTCATCACCCTTCGGCTTTACCTTGCCAAACAAATCTCTCGTAGTCGCTACCTTAGCCTTTACAGTCTTTTCACCGTGGTTCTTCGCCCACCAAGTTCGATGATGCCCGTCTGAGATGTGAACCAAGCCGTCCGGGGTCTTCACTCCGTGAATCGGCTCAGAGCCGGCAGACATGTCAGGATCGTACCCAGGATAAACCCAGTCCTGCGTCGCCCTGATGCTCGACACAGGCACGTCTTCACTCTTGAACTTCTCATAGTCGGTCTGCCACTGCCGCTCGACTCCGGTGTGACTGTACGGAGAGAACGGCACGTTGGTGCGCACGGTCCCCTCAGGAGCGTCTGGATCACGCTCAAACTTTCCGAGATGCCTGTCTGACTTCAGCTCTTGCTCGGTGAGGTCTCTTCCACCACCGCTGCCGTCTCCATCTCCATCTCCGCAGAACTCACCGGTGTCTGGATCATGACAAGGGTTGCCACCATCGTCGCGAAACCTCATAGACTCACGAAAACTCAGCGGCATGACTGGTTCCTACTCACCGCCTCGTCGGCGGCGACATGATCACTGCACATTCTCATCAAGAGATCCGAAGGTCTCCCCTCGAGGTACCGCATCAGCTCCTCGCGCGCCATATCAGGACTGACGCCGTGACGCAGCATGAAGTCGTATATCTGACAGAGCTGCTGATGATCCCTGCACTCGCTGCTGATGATCGCGTCGGCGAGTATCTCGACAGAGATCACCAGGCGGTGCCGGTGACCATGGCTACGGCAGACGGAGAGCGAACCGCCCAGGACACTCGCGTCACCATCTTCACCGCGGCGCTGGCAGTCTGAAACAAGTTGGTGACAGGGCCGCCAGGCCAAGCCGTCGAGGCGTCGTTCATGCTCAGCGTGGCTTGAGTTCCGCTCTCGAACTCCGGAGGATCGACAGCGCTCACCAGACCGTTGAGAGCCACGGCGATGATGGTGCCGGGAGCGACGGCTCCAGACGGCAGCACAAGAACGTCAGGCTCCATGGCGCGAAACGTCCTAAGCATCAAGGAGAACATCTGAGCCGGGTTCATGATCAGAGCCGTGCGGCCAGCTCCTGCCACCGGAGAGATGGCGGAGCCGAGAGCGATCATGTCACTGAACAGCGCGTCGCCAGCTGGAGCCGCCGCGGCGGCGACGGGAGTGATCCCGTGAAGAATTCCAGCCGGAGCGTCAGGCGACGCAGCCGCGCTGGAGAGCACCACGGCGTCTAGCGCAGGACCGGAAGAAGACGCCAGCATGTCGCGGATCAGCGTCTCAGCCGAAGACGACATGAGCATCTCCTCCGTCGCCACCGCGATGCCGGCCAGCTTGTGGGGATCGAGCCGCGCGCCAGCCGACAGAGCTTGGACCACCGGCTTCATCCCTCCGCCGCGGACAAATGCGACATTGGCGACGGGGAGTGATGGCACGTTGATCGCGCCGTCGACTCCGAACGAGACGCTCAGAGCAGAGTCGAACAGGCGCGCGGCAGCGGAATATGACTCCATCATCGGCAAGACGGCAGTGGCTATAGCCACGAGAGCCGCGCTGTTCACCATGTCGCGCGGCGCGGTCGCGGCGCGAAGAAGAAGCTGAACGTCGTGATCGAACGGCCAGCGCTGAGCCGCGATGTGCTCTGGCTTGTGGGAGCGATCACTGACTTGAATGGCCTTGGCCATCGCGGCCCTCGCGATGGTCCTGATCGGGTCGCCGGAGGAGCGCCTGGAGATCATCTCAGGCTCGGAGTGCTCGCTGATGGGAATGACTTGGTTCATGGAAGAACGCCTCCTCGCCTGGCGCAATCAAGGCACGGCGGCAGTCGCCGCGCTGGTGGCTCCGGCCGAGCCCTTCGAGTTAGTCGCCGTCACCCGGCAGCTGATGGTGAAAGTCTTGTCCGCGGTCACCGTCGTATAAGTCTTGCCGGTGGCGCCGGATATCGGAGTGCCGGTGCGATTCCACTGGTACGCGAACGCGAGACCGGTGCCAGTCCAGGTGCCGTTGCTCGCCGATAGCACAGATCCTACTACCGGCGGATTGGCCCCGGAGATGACGGGGACGCCGGTGTTCGTCGGCGCTGCCTGAAGCCACGGCGGCGTGTTAGGATCAAGAGCCGCTCCGTCCGAAGTCTTGCTCATCACGGTCTGACCGTGAGCGGCGGCGTCGTTCTCGGCTTGCGTCGCGGTCGGCTGCACCATTGATCTTTCCTCTAGGCGATGAGAGACTGAATGTCGATGACTTGTTCTTCCAGCGGAGCCACTCCGCATGCCATGGCCAGCGCCACCAGCCCGTCGATGCGCCCCACGCTCTTGCGCTTGCTCGGCTTGCGGTTTCCCGCGTCGTCCCTCACGATGATGGTGTTGCTCACGCACATGCTCAGCACGGGGTGGTTGCCGTGCCGCAGCTTGACGTCTAGCACCACTTGCTCCAGCTCCCGCAGGGCAGGGCTCATGCTCTGCATGCCTTGACCGAACTCCACGAACCTCTCAGCGATCAGCGCATCGCTGAAGCCGGCGTGGATCAGCCACGGCTTGAGGTGGCGCATGTTCCAGCGATCGAACGCCAGCTTCTTGACGTGGTACTCGTCGAAGACTCTGCGAAGGCGACGCGCCACGTCCTCATAAGCCACCGTCTTGCCTGGAGTCGTCTCAAGAAAGCCTTGGCGCCGCCACAAGTCGTAAGGCACGCGATCTCCCACGCTCTTGTCGACTAAGTCGTCTTCAGGTAGCCAGAACGTCGGCTTGACATGCCACAGCTCTCCGCGCTTGGCTATGAGAACTAGCGCCGTCAAGTCGTGAACCTCGGACAAGTCAAGGCCCGCGTACACCTCGCATCCTGGAGGGACGAGAGCCTCGTCTCCGCACGCCTTCCAAGCCGCCGGCGTGATGAAGGGATTGCTCACCTCAACTCGTTGGTTCAGGATCAGATTGCGGTACTCCGCCTCTCTGGCCGGCATGCGCTTCGCGTCGCGAGCCATCATCATCACCTCCCTCTCGTTGAGAAAGGTGCCGTAGGCAGGGTTCGCCTCGATGATGGCCGCCTCGGAGAAGGGATCCTCCATCTCGATCGGGCAGCTGTACAGCCTCACCACGGTGCGGGGATCGTGGCCCGCAAGAGCGTCGTCGATCAAGATGCTCAGCAGGTCATTGTCGGAAGGAGCCTGGGTCGAGATGATCACGCTGAGGGGAGACTCTTGAGCACCAGTAGCCGTCTCCAGCGCGTCGTACAAGGCAGACCGCGGACCGCGGACCTGACCAAGCTCGTCGTGGATCACCAGAGCCGGGCTGAGACCGTAAGCCGTAGTCACCTCCGCGCTCAGCGCCCGATACCTGGTCCCCAGCTCGGGGCAGTTCAGCTCCTTGCTCGCCTCCTTGATGGTGACGCTGCCCATCAGGTACGGATTCATTCGAACCATCTTCGCAGCCAGCGCGAACAAGATCGCGGCCTGGTCGCGGCTCTGAGCCGCGGAGTAGATCTGCGAGTTGGCTCGAGCCGCAGGACCGCAGAGGTGAACCAAGACGAGACACGCGGCGAAAGTCGTCTTGCCGTTCTTTCTGCCGAAGCTCAGGATCGCGCGACGCGTCCCATCGGGGTTGTCGTAGATCTCCCTGATCTCGCGCTTCTGCCACTCTTGAAGAGCCAGCGGCTTGCCGACGAGCTTTCCTTCCGGGACGTAGCAGCACCGCCTGATGAACTCGATCACGTCGGCGCTGCTGCATCGCGGCGCCTCGCCGGCGTCAAGAACTACATCAGATCTCCGCACTCACTGCTCTCCTCCCCGGTGCCGGGGTGCCATTGGCGTCTCGATCACATAAAAAGCCATGCTGCAGGGGGAGGCGGGGCTGGCTTCTTCAGAGGAGAACTTACCCAAGGCTTGTGACCCTGCCCCGGCTCAGGGGCTCCGTGAAAACTCTCATCAAGCGGCTATGAAGATCTGAAACTTGTATCTCCACTCGCGCTTGCGAAGCGCGACGTAGTTCGACTCCGTCATCAAGTTGATCGCATATCCGGCATAGAAGTCGCTCGTCACTGGGTTGCCTGCCCAGCACAGCTCGGCGCAGTCCAGGACTACGGCGCCGTGGTCCTCGCACGTCATCCAGACATCGGCATCTGGAGGCAACTGCTGAAGAGTGGCTATCAGCTCCCTGTTCTTCATGCCTCAACTCTGAAGCCTCATCTCTTCGTCTTCGTCATCAGATCTGTTGCCCGCGGTGATCTCCCACGGCCTTACTGCCGCCGTGCTTCTCGCCACTCTGTTCGCTATCGAGCTGCCGTCGTAGAGGCTCTGGGCCTTGGTCGTCGACAGTCGCGACTTCGGCGTGATGCGAAGCGTAGTCGCCAACATGGCAGCGGTCTTCAGGTCTTCACGATAGTTGGCACTCGCAACACCAGTGTTGAAGACACTGCGGCCGTTTCTGTCGATCACGTCCTTCTGCCTCGCGAGCTCGCTCAACTTCCTGCCAACCCCCTCGGCTCTGGCCATGATCTCGCAGTATCTGGCCAGCAAGTCATGGCATTCTGGCCCAAACCACCCTCCAGGCATCGCGCCGACTACGCGATCCCAGATCTCAACTTCAGCACTTCCCATCCTATCAGGAGGATTGGGTCTCTCCCCCGGCATCACTGCTCCCGGAGCGGGTCTCGAGTCGAGCTGAGCCTGACTTTTGAAGCGTCCCCTTGGCATGATATCGACCTTCTTCCTTCGAATTCTCTTCTTTTTCCGATCTTTCCGGTTAATCAGCCGGTTCCACTCGCGATCCAGGCTGTAGTCCCACTGAAGCCTCTCCCCAAAAAGACGCGAACCGTGGCTTTGTTTTCCTTCCATGATGGCCTTTACCCTGGAAAGACGAAAACGCATCCTATCAGCCTGCTGATGACAATGGCACGGGAAAGAAATGGCTTATTCGGCCCATTTGGGCCTTGTCTTGAGGGTGGAAAGTCCAGCATCTTCGGCCAAATCTCAGGTAAATAATTGATTTTCCATGGGAAAATGATCAAGATTTGACCAAGGCCTTTTTATTCAGCAATGTTAACAGTTTGTGTACAAGTGCTATGTACACCCCAGGTAGAGACCCCTATTAATGCTAAACAATAATTCGTAAGTATTTGATTTATCAGTCAAATTTGGCGTCTTTACGGCCAACTCGGAACTTTTGTC